AGGCTCAAATAAAGAAGGTCTTATGGCAACTGATATGGTTAAAGATATGGTAAGAAAAATAGAAGGTGAAAGAGCAATGATGATTGATGAACTTCTTGAAGCTGCAAAAAATATAAGAAAAGCAGATAAGAGTATTGAACAATATAGAATGGAAATGATAGAAGCAATGATGGCTAAAGGCGCCGATAGACAGACGGCTGAAAATTTAGCAACAATGGTAGCAGGAATGGCAGAAGGAGCAGCTGGTAAAAAAGCTACTCCCAAACTTACTGATGAAGGAATTTTAGAATTAGAAACTATTCATAAAAATTTATTAACTAAAGGTAGACCATTAAATGCAGCAGGCGGTAGAGTAGGAATGTGGAGAGGTGGTGGAATAAAAATTGGAAAAAATGTAATGAACTTATTAAGAAATAATAAAAAAATTAGAGAAGCGATAGATAATATTTTTCCAACAGGAGATTATAAATATGATGCAGAAATGGCAGTAGAGTCTTTGGTAGAATTAAACCCACAAGTTTTTGGTGGTAAACTAGCTGATGATTTAGATGATGCTTTAAGGTCTGAAATTTATGGAGCTGTAATAACTCCAATTATGCAAGATCACGCTCTGCTAGCACAAATGAAAAGAGCTTCCAAACCTATTAAAACTTTAGAAGGAATTGAAAACACAGGAACCATTAATATCTCAGATCCAAATGTAGCCGAAGAATTTACAAGATTTATGAAAGAGACAGATCCTAAGGGACATAGAAAAATAGAAGAAATAGTAGAGTTGAGTAATTTTGATCCTAAAGGGCGTAAGAAAAACGCCAAGGGGGGAAAAGTGGACGATGCCGAAGTTAATTTGACAGTAATAAAAATACCTGATATCAGTGGCTCAGGTGTTGAAACATTATTCGAAAGAAGATAGAATATCCCTATGGCTGAAATAGACAAATCATTACCCAATATTGATCCAAATGCGCTTCCAGAAGAAGCAATCATTGAAACAGAAAAAAAAGCTGAAGTTGTAGATACGCCTACAGGTCCAGTTGAAATCGAAATGGATGAAACAGGTGGAGCAGAAGTTTCTTTTGATCCCACTGCAACCGAAATAGATCCCACACAAGATCATTTTGCTAATTTAGCAGAAACGATGCCAGATAATGTTTTAGAGCCTTTGGGTAATAAATTATTTGATCAATATACAGAATACAAAGAATCTAGAGGTGACTGGGAAGAAACTTATAGAAACGGATTAGAACTTTTAGGATTTAAATATGAAAAAAGAACAGAACCCTTTCGTGGAGCTTCTGGTGTCAATCACCCGGTTCTTGCAGAAGCAGTTACGCAATTTCAAGCGCAGGCTTATAAAGAGTTACTCCCGTCTGATGGACCAGTAAGAACTCAAATTTTAGGGGACATTAGTGTTCCTAAAGAAGACCAAGCTAAACGTGTTAAAGATTTTATGAACTGGCAAATTATGGATCAAATGAAAGAGTATGAACCAGAATTTGACCAAATGTTATTTTACCTCCCTTTAAGCGGCTCAACTTTTAAGAAAGTTTATTATGATGATCTTTTAGGAAGAGCCGTTTCTAAATTTGTTCCAGCTGATGATTTAATTGTACCTTACTCTGCAAACTCTTTAGAAGATGCAGAAGCAATTGTACACGTTATTAAAGTTTCAGAAAACGAATTAAGAAAACAACAAGTCTCGGGATTTTATCGAGACATAGAATTAGGCAAACCTCCAGTTACTGAAAATCAATTGGAAGATAAAAAATTAGAATTAGAAGGAATTTCTAAAGATGGTCAAGAAGATCAATATACTTTATTTGAAATACATACTGATTTAGATTTAGATGGTTATGAAGATCTGGGTGAAGACGGAGAACCAACAGGAATTAAAATACCTTACATCATAACGATTGCACAATCTACACAAGACGTTTTATCTATTAGAAGAAATTACGCACAACAAGACCCTCTTAAAAAGAAAAAAGATTATTTTGTTCAGTTTAAATTTTTACCAGGAACTGGTTTTTATGGTTTTGGTTTAATTCATATGATTGGTGGTTTAACTAGAACTGCAACAGCAGCTTTAA